GCTGGCGACACGGCACCTACTACGAGGGCGACTACCTCGCTGTCTACGGCAAAGGCGGCGGCAAGGCGTCGGTGCCCGAGATGCAAGCCGCCCTCGGCATCGACTGGACCGACGTCCACGAAGAACTCACCGAAGCAATTCCGCCGGCCTACACCCAGTTCCTCGGCGAGCAGCTCCTCGCCCAGCTCGCCATCCCCGCCTGAGCACGCCGCAGGCCGCCCTGCATGTCCGAAGCAAGCAGGGCGACCCGACCCGACACTACCCACGACAGGAGCACACCGTGGCCGAGCCCCTCGTCCAGCCCAGCGCCTACCTCGTCAGCCACCTGCCTGAGGAACATGACGAGCGCTGCCTCTTCACCATCCAGGTCGAGTACCGGGGCGCTGGCCTCTGGTCCGTCACAAACCGCAGCCGCCTCCTTGGCCAGGACGGCACCTGGTCCTTCGGCTTCGAGTGGAGCGAAGGACCCCACGAACCCGCCACGTCCGACGAGATGGACCGCTTCGACAAGGAGCAGCAAGCGTGGCTGGCCGAGCACCGGTTCGACGAGCAGACCGCGTTGAGCCTCGCCAAGGAGGCTGCCGGGTCGCTCTCGTACCGCGGTTACACCGTCGCGGACGCCCTCGCCGCCACCCCCGCCTGACCCCCGCCGCCTGCCGGGTCGTCCCCGTGACGGCCCGGCCCACCCACCAGGAGCACACGTGACCGACCAGGCCAACGACACCGCCGCCATCGAAATCTGGGCCCGCATGCTCAACGCGGCCGACATCCACGTCTACGGCCCCGAACACCAGACGTGGCAGCGCCTCACCCCGAAGCTCCAGGAGCACTACCGCAAGGCCGCCCGCTGGCTGTTCCCGCGACTCACCGTCCAGCCTCAGCGCGCCACCGGGCAGCACCGGCCGCCGTGCATCGACGGTGACCACTGCGGCGAGGCCGCGCACTGCCCGCCCCCCGCCGACCCCGGGATCCGGGACGCCGCCCGTCAGGCCAGCGGACAGCAGCCGGACACGGCCGCCGGACTGCCGGACCCGGCTGTCGTGGACGCGTTCATCCACGACATGGCCAGCCTGCCGGACCCGACCACTGCCGACGACCCGGTGCAGCTCCGCTGGGGCCTCGGCGACGTCCTCCACGGCGACGACGACACCGTGACCGTTTGCCTCTCCGGGCCCGCCCCCGACCGCCGGCCGTACTGGCTGGAGCTCGACGCCGAACGGGCCGCTGCGCTCCGCAAGGAGCTCGCGCCGGACGTCACCCCCGCCGCCGAGCAGCCGGAGACCTGCCGCTCCGTCACGGCCGACGGCACCACGGTCCTCGTCCGAGGCGCCGGCGACTGGACCGACCAGGACCAGCGCTTCATGGGCGAGATCGTGGCCGCCGCCAAGCGGAAGTACGAGGCGGAGCACCCCGCTGCCCCTGCTGCCGGGCTGGACGACGCCCAGCCGGCCAACGACCTCCCCGAACGACTCGCAGCCACCCTCACCGAACGGTTCACCGCACTCGGCAACCCCTTCTCCGGCATGCGCACCGCAATCCCGAGCCCCGACGGATGGCCCGCCAGCCGGGAAGTCAGCCCCCGGGACATCGCCAACGTGCTCCGTGAACTGCTCACCAGCCGCCCCGTCGAAGAGGACGAGACCCCATGACCCAGCCCGAGCCCGCCCAGACCCGGCACACCGCCTGCCTGCTGGACGCCTGCGCCCGCAACTGCACCACCGAATGCCGCGAGGCCATCAACCGCTCCTGGACCGCGCTGCGCGGCAATGTTGCCCCCGCTCAGACCCGGCACACCGTCGACACCATCACCAGCGACGACCTCGACCAGCTGTACCGCGAGATCGACACCCTCCGCGCCGTCTGCCGCAGCAACAAGCAGGCCTACGCCGGCGCCGTGACGGATGCGATGGCCGCCGACGAGCGCGCCAAGGAGGCCGAGGCCGCCCTCGACGCCGTCCTCCACCCCGACCTCTTCGACGGCACCGTCAACGACATGGCCGAGCTGTACGCCGTCCACCGGGCCATCACCGACAACGGCGGCCAACTCACCCGCCCCATCCACCGCGCCCTCGACGCGCTCCGCACCCGCTGGGACCTCGCCCTCCGCCACGAACAGCAGCGGAACCAGCGCGCCGCCCTCGACGCCCACACCAACCCCACCGCCCGCTGACCGGCAGACCCCCGCACAACCCCAAAAAGCCCCCGCCAGGGTGTTGGCGGGGGCTCACTGGTCTTCCGACTACTCCGACGGCCTGTTCAGGTCCGTACGCTGCCCCTGACGGCTCTTCCGCGACGCAAAGTACGGGCGGGCCAGATGGTAGTCGACCGCCTTCGTCCGGCCGATCTGCATCACCGGTGGGAAGGCCGGGTCCGTTCGAGCGATCGTCGACACCCGCTGATGGGTGATCTGCTTCACCACCCCCTCAGCGACGAGGCGGCGCGCCAGCTCTCTGAAGCTCACCATGTCAGGCCCCCCTTCGGGCTCGGTCATGGGCACCATCTTCCCCGACTTGGTTGCCAGTTGGCAACGAAGTCACTACGTTGGATCCAGCACAACAGAACGGCCCCGGTCGGTGGCAAGACCGGCCGGGGCCAGCTATCCCGCCTGCCAACCAGGAGGAACAGCCATGCCCGAGCTTAACCACGCCACCCAGCAGGACGAAGCCCTCCGCCAGGTGCGCATGGACGCCACCGTCCGCGACGGCCTCCGCCTCATCGCCGACCGACTCGCCCACCTCAAGCCCGGCGAACTCATCACCCCCGGCCAGCGACAGGCCATCGCCCTCACCGTCGCCGACACCACCCACCCCACCGACGAGGACGCCGCCGTCGAGCTGGAACGCCAGCTCCTCCGCCGCATGCCGTTCGTCGACGGTCGGGCCGTCACCCGCGGCGAGTACGCCCTCTGGCTCCGCAAGACCTCCTGGGGCGCCTGATGGACACCCCCACCTACGAGCCCGCGCCCGAGCCCGACTACACCCCGCGGCCGAACACGATCATCGACACCCCCGCCACCCCCGCCTTATGCGCAGCCGACTACGCCGCCGCATCCGCCATCCGCGCCGAACTCGACAAGCAGGCCAACCGATGAACACCGAAACCCTTCGCCTCGACCTTCGCGCCGCCGCCGACTGGATCAACGACAACCGCCCCCACCAGCCCATGAACGACGCTGGCCGCCTCGCAGGCGCCCTCGTCGCAGCCCAAGCCGCCCACCCCGGCAACGAGCAGGCCGCCAACGCCTACATGGAGCAGCTCCTCAAGCACATGCCGGCCATCAACCCCGTCCTCAGCCGCGCCCAGTACGCCGCCGACCTCCACACCCACTCCTGGAGGATCTGATGGATCTCTCCTGGCTGAAGACCCCGCTCCTCATCCCCGCCACCGTTCTCTCCGGCGGCAGCCTCGCCTGGACCACCTGGTCCCTCGTCGACCTCCTCGGCGCCGGCCCCTGGGGCATCACCGTCGCCGCCGGCGCCGACATCATCTGGGCCAGCGTCATCTGGGCCGAAGCCCGCGGCCTCCGCATCGCCGGGTACCGGTGGCCCGTCGCCGCCATCGGCTGGGCCGCCCTCCTCGCAGTCGGCGCCTTCCTCGTCTGGCACGGCATCGACCGCGGACACGCCGCCATGGCCGTCGCCGGACCGCTGCTCCCCATCGGCGCCAAGCTGGTGTGGCTCCTCGCCCTCGCCGACATGCGCGACCCCGCGGCCCTCACCGACGACGAGCGGGCGCAGCTGGCCGCCATGGAGCGCGCCATGCGGTTCGACGAGGCCCAGCACCGGTACACGCTGCGGCGCCGCGAGATGGACGCCGAGGGCCTCCTCGCCGACGTGTCAGTCGACTTCGAGATCGAGCTCGCCCGCCAGGAGAAGGGCCGCGAACTCGCCCGCCGAGCACCGATCGCGATCGCCCCGATCACGCCCGAGCAGACCCCGATCACGATCGCGAGCAGCCCCGAGCAGCCCACGCCTTCGGGGCGCCCAGAACCCGCCGTGACCAGCCCGATCGCCGATCGCGAGCAGAAGAGCATCGCCGATCTCGCCCGCGATCACGTCGCGATCCACCCCACCAACCCCGCCGCCACCGACGCGATCTGCTCGCTCCGACCGGACGCCGATCGCCCGTCCGTCGGCGCCGCTGTTCGCCGTGCTCGCCGCGAACTCGACGGAGGTACCTACCGATGATCTGGGCAACCCTCGGCGGCGTCACCATCGGCCTCGCCCTCCTCATCCGCCACCTCATCTACTGGTGGCCCGGCCTCAAGTCCCTCCAGACCTCGCCCCTCCAGCACGCCGGCGCCCTCCTCCCGTTCCTCGCCGCCTGGTGCTACGGCGCCCTCGCCATCCTCACCGTCGGCGGCCTGATCGGCTGGTTCGCCGACACCACCCTCTGGATCACCAACTGGCTCGGCGACGCCGCCCTCGTCTGGGGTGTCGGCGGACAAGCCGGCGTCACCTCCCGGGGATCCTCCTACCTGCCCCTCACCCAGACCGGCGGCGCGATCGTCCTCCTCATGACCGTCGCCCTCGTGGTGGCGTCAAAGAAGTCGGCCCGCGGCGGAGACCTCAAGTCGGGCGCCTGGTGCGGGTTCTGCCTCGGCAGCAGCGCAGGCATCGCCGGGTTCGCCGCCGTGCCCCTCGCCCAGGCTGCGAACACGATCGGCGCGACCGTGTACGGGGCCATCGCATGACCGTCGACGAGACGGCCGCCGAGACGCCCGTGGAGGAGTCTGAGGGCCCCTCCCGGGCGGCCGGCGGATGCGTCCTCGTCATCGCCGCCAGCGCCGCCGGGGGAGTCGCCTACGCGGTCCCGGAGCTCGGCTACTTCGTGGCCGGGCTGACGATCACCACCGTCGTCCGCAAGGCCCACGGTTGGGTCGCGAAACGCCTAGGAACCTTGGATAACATCCAAGGTTCCGACGAGCAGGACACGGTCGACATCGTCGCCACCCTCCACCAGCTGTCCCCTGCGGGCACTGCGAACGTCCGCCTAACCCAACTCCAGGCTGCCGCCGACCTGCCCGACACCAAGGCAGTCCGCGCCCTCCTCGACGACGCTGGCATCCCCGTCGAGACCGGGGTACGGGCGGGCGGGAAGAACGGGCCAGGCGTCCACCACCGCAACATCCCCCGCTCCTGCGGCGCCCCTTCCGGTGGGTGTTGGTGCAGGTCAGACGCCAACACCAACACCAACAACAGCGGCGGGGAGGGGCCCGAGAAGGGGTTCGTTGTAACGCACACCGGCCAGGCCGGGACCACCGTGTACGACCTGTTCGAGACCCACAGCCGCCACCACATCACCCGCACCTGAGGAGGCTCGTCATGGCACTGCGTCAGCCCAAGCCCGCCCCCGACGACCCCCGCCTCAGCGGCCACGAGACCGTGTACAGCAGCAGCCGAGGCGGCTGGACCAAACCCGCCGACAAGCCCATCGCGGGCACACCGAAGAAGCCGTAGCCGTCCAACTGTCAGCCCCCGCGCGTACCGTAGGACCATCACACCCGTCGTTTGTGGAAGCTGCCCGCTCTCGACGGAGGACCCAGCCCCGCCCCCGGCCTGATGCCCCGGGAGCGGGGCTTCCCCATTCCATCCCTGCGTTCCAGGCTGCACGGTAGGTTCACCTGATCGCCACACCAGAATCACCGGAGCCCGCCATGAACCAGCCGCCCTACGGCCCCCCACAGCACCCACCCGGTCACTACTACGGCCCCTACGGCCCACCGCCGAAGAAGAGAATGGGCGCCGGAGCCATCGTCGCCATCGTCTTCGGCAGCATCGTCGGCGTGCTCGTCCTGATCGGCATCATCGAATCGGCCCTGGGGACCGACACCAAGGGAGCGCCCCAAGCCGCGCCCTCCTCGACGACCGCACCCAAGACCAAGACGCCAGCGAGGAAGACTGACCCGCCGGCTACCAAGCCCGCAGGCTACGCAGACGGCGACTACATCATTGGCGAGGACATCCCGCCCGGCACCTATCAGACCGTTGGGGCGCAGGCAGGGGCCTTCGAGTTCTGCATGGTGTCCACCAAGCCCACCGCCGACGGCGTGTTCCCTCAGCTGAAGTCGGCCAACAAGGACGAGCGGATCATCATCACCATCGCAGCCAAGGACGGCATCCTGTCCATTTCCGGCTGTGAGCCGCTCACACGACGCAAGTAGCCCGATTACCGCACTACTGCCCCAACTCGGGTGCATACTCGAAGAGCAGGTGCGGCGGCTCCAGGTGGTCGGCGTAGGCCCCAACCTTCCCCCCGGTTGGGGCCTTCCTGCATATGCTGGTCCCACCCGATGAAAGGGGCCGACTATGGCGACGCCGCTTACCGCCGACCAACTCGTCACCGCACTACGCGCCGAGGGGGTGAAGGTCATCGAAGTCCCCGGCTGGCGAACCAACAACCGCAACCACGTCGGCAAGTGGGGACCCGTCCACGGCAGCATGCTCCACCACACCGTCACCCCCAAGACCATGTCCGCCGTCGGCATGTGCTTCGACGGCATCAGCGACCTGCCCGGCCCGCTCTGCCACGGCGTCATCCGCCGCAACGGTGAGGTCCACCTCGTCGGCCATGGGCGCGCCAACCACGCCGGCGGCGGCGACCCCGACGTCCTGCGCGCCGTCATAGCCGAGGACTACGGGATCCGGCCCCCCACAACGAACGAGCACCAGGGCAGCGCGGGCGCCGTTGACGGTAACGCGCACTTCTACGGGTGGGAGTGCGAGAACCTCGGGGACGGTAAGGACCCGTGGCCCGCCGTGCAGGTGGAGGCGATGGTTCGGGTGTCGGCGGCCCTGTCCAGGGCACACAAGTGGACGGCCAAGTCCACGATCGGGCACCTGGAGTGGTCGGACTGGAAGAGCGATCCGAACGGGCCTGACAACGTTGTCAGCATGCCGGGCCTCCGTACCTGCATCGCCGAACGCCTCACCCACCCCGCCAACTGGACACCGGGCACCACCCCGACACCCCCCGCCCCCAAGCCGCCCACGGAGACCGCCGTGACCCTCACCAACACCGACCTCCAGCACGTCGCCCTCGCCGTCCAGGGCTACCGCAACCCCAAGGCCGACGCCGCCTCCGTCGCCGCTGGCCACGGCCACATCCCCGACGCCTACGGATACCTCGTCCTCACCCACGGCCTCGTCGTCAAGCTCACCACCCTCATCGAACGCCTCGACCAGCGAGTCGCCGAACTCGAACGACGAGCCGCATAAGCCCGACAAGGACTGCCTAGGGCACGTGAGTGAGCGCGATCGATGAGCCGACACTCGGCGAACTGCTGCGCGACGTCCAATCCGACGTCCGCGCCATACGCGACGCCCAAACCTCCTACCTCACCAAGGAGATGTACGACGTGAGGGAGAAGGCATTGGAACGCCGCGTCACCGCTCTCGAAGAGAGCAGACAGACCTGGGTCCGGCTCGTCGTCAGTGCGTTCGCCCTGCCCCTCCTCATCGTCCTCGTCGCCTACACGATGGGGGTGAAGACGTGAGACGCGCAACGCGGAAGGCCGTCGTCTGGTGGGCGTGCGTAGCCGCGCTCGCCTTCGCCATCGGAGCCGGCATCGCCTACGTCTCCCAGGTGTCCGACCGTGTCGAGCGTCTGGAGTCTGACCGGTCCGCCCTGTCCCGACAGGTCCGCGATCTGGGCGGTACGCCGGTAGTCGGGCCGCGGGGAGTGGACGGTACTGACGGCGCCGTCGGACCCTCCGGGCCTCCCGGTCCGACCGGAGCGGCAGGCATCGACGGGCGAGACGGCGTCCCTGGCAGCCCAGGTCCGACCGGCCCTGCCGGACCCCCCGGGCAGGCCGGGAAGGACGGCGTCGACGGCACCAATGGTGTCAACGGCAAGGACGGCGCCCCCGGCCCAACCGGACCCGCTGGACCCTCCGGCCCCCCGGGACCCACAGGACCACCCGGACCTGCCGGCCCACAGGGCGAGCAGGGCCCTACCGCAGCCGCCTGCCCCACCGGCTACCTCGGCGTCGACCTCGACTGGAAGGGCACCACCTACTTCGCGTGCAGGAAGGAGACCACCCCGTGACCGACGAGCCGTACCCATGGGTGCGCCGCGACAACGAACGCGGCAAGGCCTACGACGCGTTCCGCGAGTACCTCAACCAAGGCCCCCGCCGCACCGTCCTCGCCACCGCCGAAGCCGTCGGCATCACCAAGGACAGCGCCTACGAACTGTCCAAGCGGCACGACTGGAACGCTCGGGCGACCGCCTACGACCAGCACCTCGCCTCCGCAGCCACCGACGGCCTCGCCTCCCAGATGGCGTCCGCCCGCGACGACAACCTGGCCCTCGCCGACAAGCTCCGCGGCCACCTCGTGGACCAGCTCGAGGAGTGCATGCGCGCCAAGGAAGACCCGTCCGTCCGCTGGTCCCAAGCCCTCGGCGCCATGGTCCGCCTGGAAGAGCACGCCTTCCGGCTGAAGGACGATCCGAAGACGTCCGCCGCCCGCGACAAGGTCCAAACCCTCCTCGAACGGTTCGACAGGGCCAACCAGACGTGATCCTCACCCCGGCCGACCTTGCTGGACTAACCCCCGCCGAGCTGGAGCAGCTCGCCGAGGGGCTGGAGAAGCTTGTCCTCGACCGGGAAGCCGGGAAGGTTCCGTGGCTGTGCGACACCCCCGACTGTGACGGGCAGCCCCACCCCGGCCGCCCGGGCCGGCACTCCCGTGCGGCGCAGCGCCCGCCCGCTGGCGACGACTGGGACGTGTGGCTCGCCCTCGCAGGCCGTGGCTGGGGTAAGACCCGTACTGGCGCGGAGTGGGTCATTGAGCAGGCCCGGCACCTGGAGCGTGGAGCGCTCATCGGCCCGACCGCTGCGGACACCCGGGACATCCTCGTTGAGGGCGAGTCCGGGATCCTAGCTTCCGCGCCAGCCACGTTCCGGCCCGACTACCAGCCGTCGAAGCGGCGCCTCGTCTACCCCAACGGTGCTATTCAGGTCTGCTACTCCGCCGACGAGCCCGACCGGCTCCGCGGCCCGCAGCATCACTACGGCTGGTTCGACGAGCTCGCGGCCTGGCGGTATCTCCAGTACGCGTGGGACATGGCGCAGATGGGCATGCGCCTCGGCGACCACCCCCGGATCTGCATCACCACCACGCCGCGCCCGCTGCCGCTGATCAAGCAGCTGTTGAAGGACGAGCGGACGGCCGTGGTCCGCGGCTCCACCTACGACAACCTGTCGAACCTGGCCGACACGTTCCGGCGTGCGGTCATCGCCAAGTACGAAGGCACCACCCTCGGCCGGCAGGAGCTCGACGCCGAGGTTCTGGAGGACTTGCCGGGCGCGCTGGTGGCGCGGGCACTCATCGACCGGGCACGGGTGACACCGACTGAGGTGCCGGACCTGATCTCCATGGCCGTCGGCATGGACCCCGCGGGTACGGGCGCCGGCGACGAGACCGGCCTCGTCGTGACCGGCTGGGGTGTGGACCAGCACCACTACGTCCTTGCTGACGCCTCAGCAAAGCGGACACCGGACCAGGCTGCCCGGGCCGCGTACGCGCTCCTGGAGGAGCACGGGGCGTCGTACATCGTCGTCGAGGACAACGGGCCCAAGGACTGGCTGGAGGAAGTTCTCAAGCGCGTGTGGCGCGACCTCAACCCTGGTAACACGGTCCCGCCGCCGATTCGCCGCGTCAACGCGTCCAAGGGGAAAAAGCTCCGCGCCCAGCCGGTGGCGATGCTGTACGAGCAGGGCCGCGTCCACCACGTCGGCAGCCTGCCCGAGCTGGAAGACCAGCTGACCACGTGGATCCCCGAGGAGTCCCCCAACAGCCCGGACCGGGTGGATGCCGAAGTCCACGCCATCACCTACCAGATGAAGCGGGACCGGGGCACGCGCACCGAGCTGGTCAATCCGCACACTGCGGCCCGCAGGTCGGGGCGTGTGGCGGGGCAGCATCCGGCACTTAAGGCACGACAGGCCGCCCGAAGGGCATGATGGGATGGAAATGGAAACGTATCCGCTTCTCGCTGTGGGGGTGATGGCGCTGGCAACCGCCCGCGTTACTCGCCTCATTACCCGCGACCGCATCCTTGCGGCACCCCGCCGCGCCGTCCTCAACGCCCTCCCCGACGACCACCTGCTCGCCTACCTCATCGTGTGCGACTGGTGCGTCTCGGTCTACACGGGCACCCTCGCGGCCGCAGGCGGGGCATGGGCGGGCTGGTGGACGTGGGCGTGGGTACCGGCGCTCGCGTTCGCGTTCAGCTACACCACGGGCTACCTGGCGTCCCGGGAGGGCGAGGACTGATGGCGATCTTCCGCAGGCGCACACCCAAGGGCCCGCTGGTCCTCGACACCCCAGACCCGAGCATCTCCCCCCGCAGCATCACCGCGGCGGCTATGCCGATGGCTGGCCCCGGGGTGAAGATCGCCGACCGGGCACGCAAGCAGTCGTCCAACAGCGACTGGCAGCGGCAGGGCTGGTACTACTACGACGTCATCGGCGAACTCCGAGCACCCTTGGTGTGGATCGCGAACGCCGTGTCGCAGGCAGACATCCACGCCACCGAACTCGACCCCGCCACCGGGAAGCCCACCGGGCCGTCGACCAACCCGACCGCCGTACAGGCCGCGGCGCAGGTCCTCGGGGGAGCCGCCAAGCGCGCCACGCTCCTCCGCGTTCTCGCCCTTTGCTGGCAGGTACCCGGCGAAGCGTGGGTCATCGTCCGCCCCCGCAACGCCGGTCTGCCCGATGAGTGGATCGTGCTGCCCCCGTCGCAGGTGACGACAAAGGGCACCGGTGCAACGGCCAGCTGGCAGTACCGCGATCCGAAACTCGGCGTCGACGTCCCCCTCGACACCCGCTCCCGGCTCTTCCGGATCTGGGACCCGCACCCCGCCGACTTCATCCAAGCCGATAGCGCCGTACGACCCGCCCTCCCGATCTGCCGCGAGATCGAGAAGACCTCCCAAACCCTGGCGGGACAGCTCGACTCCCGCCTTGCCACCGCGGGCGTGTGGCTCGTTGCCGACGAGCTGGAAATCCCCAAGGGCGAGCACGAGACGACAGCCCTGGCGTTCATGGACGAGCTGCTGTCCGTCGCGGAGACAGGGATTCAGCAGCCGGGTACACCTGCTGCGGTGGTGCCGGTGGCGTTCAACGCCCCGGGCGAAATGATCGGCGCAGGCAGTGCGCTGGCGTTCGTAGACTCGTCAACCCAGTTCGTGCAGGGCCTGGACGACCTTCGCGACAAGGCCCTCGACCGGCTCGCTGCGACGCTGGACATGCCGAAGGATGTGGCGGCCGGCAGGCAGGGTGAGTCGAACCACTGGTCGGCGTGGCAGGTCGAGGAGTCCACCTACAAGATCTTCATCGAGCCCCTGCTGCGGGAGCTCGGCGACGCCCTGACCGAGCAGTGGTTCCGGCCCGCGCTCGTCGCCATGGGGATGAAGACGGAGCAGGCAGCCACCTACGAGATCGGCTGGGACACCACGAGCATCGTGGCGCGCCCGGACGACACCGAGAACCTCCGAGACCTCCACGACCGGCTGCTCATCTCCGACGAGTACATGCTCACGGAGAACGGCGTACCGCTCGACGCGATGCCGGACGAGGCGGAGTACACGCGCCGCCTGCTGGAGAAGGTCGTCATGGGTGCGCCGACGCTCCTCAGCGACCCAAACGTAGCGCAGGCGATGGGCCTGGAGGTGGTGGTGGCGCCGGAGGCTACGGGCGCGGCAGGCGAGATCGAGGGCGGCGAGCTGGAGCCGGCATCCACGCCGTCGCCTGAGGCGCTCCCGGCGACGCAGGATGCTGAGCCGGAGCCGCGGGGCGTCCCAGATGGGCTGACGGCGGCGGCTGAGCTACTGGTGTTCGATGCCCTGTCGCGGGCGGGCGGGCGGCTGCTCACGCGGGAGAACCGCGGCCAGTTCACCTCTACGCCGAAGCACGAGCTGCACACGGTTGTGGCAGCTGCGGGCCGAGATGACCTGTTGGATGGCTCGTTCCAGTTCATCGAGCCGGTTGCCGATGCGTTCGGCGTCTCGCCCGGTCTGTTCAACATGCTGCTGACGGAGTACACCCGTGTGCTTCTGAACGAGGGGGCGCTTCACGATCGTGAGCGGCTGCGTGAGCGTCTGGCCCTGGCGCTGACTGGTGTTCACCGGTGACAACGTTGCCGCCTGATGACGGGCTACCTCAGCGCTTGCGGGCGGAGGCGTTCATCCGCGAGGGCGAGCAGCGCGTTGCACGCACGTGGTTCCGCAGCCTGACGCGCTGGCTGGACCGTGTCCGGCCTGCCGTTGTCCAGGGCGACACCGTCGACCCGGGCCGCGTCTCGGACCATCAGCAGTTCTGGACGGAGCAGGTCGACGTGGAGGTCATGCCCGTGGTGGACGGGATCCTGCATCGGGCGGCACGCCGGGTACGGCGCCAGGGCGTTCCGGAGGGCGATGCGTGGGTGTCGAACTACCTGAACGAGGCAGGGAACCGCTTGGTCAGGCTGCCGGACGAGGTGTACGGCCTGATCGTCGCCGAGCTGGAACGCGGGATCCGCGAGCAGGAGTCCATCCCCGACATCGCGAAGCGGGTGTCGACGGTGCTGACTGCGACGGGGTCGGAACGCTGGCCGAACCGGGCGGTGACCGTGGCGCGGACGGAGACGCTGGCTGCAGTGAACGGGGGCGTATTCCGTTCGGCGGAGCTGGAGGCTGAGCAGCGGGGCGACCCGGCGCCGTTCAAGCAGTGGATCGCGACGGCGGATCCCAGGACGCGGGATACGCATCGGGAGGCAGACAAGCAGCGCACGCTGCTCTCCGAACCGTTCCGCGTCGGCGGTGCATCACTGCTGTTCCCTGGTGACCCGACCGGCCCAGCAAACGAGGTCATCAACTGCCGGTGCTCCATGTTCCCGGTGGTACTCGGCGAAGAGATCGACTGGACAGATAGGCAGGACCCATGAGCTGGAAACGGGCGCCCTGGGTTGTGGTCGGGGTCTTCCTGGCCGTGCTCTGTGTAGCGCTTTGGGATGCCCTGGTGAACAAGTCACCGGACGCATGGACAGGGGTGCTCGGCTGCACCTTCGGAGCCCTGCTTTGGGGCGGCATCGGATGGGACGTGCGACATGACTAGGACGTGGAGTGCGGTGCTGGCACGGTTGGGTGTGCCCACCGGCGACGGCCGCATCATCGACCCCGCAGGCGGCTCGTCCCGTGACCTGCCGCTGCCGCTGATGTGGCAGGAGCTGTCCGACGACGGACACGGCGGATCCCGTGTCGTGGGCCGGATCGAGACGCTGCGGATCGCAGACGGCATGGTCACCGCCACCGGCAGCATGCTCGCCGACATCCCCTACTCCGTCACCGAGCAGCTGGAAGCCGGGGTCGTCGGCCCGTCGGTCGACCTCGACGACATCGAGTACGTGATGGACGACGCCGAGCGTCTGATCATCACCCGGTGGCGGGTGGCCGGGGCCACGCTCGTGTCCATCCCGGCGTTCGCGGACGTGTCCCTCACCCTCGACCCGCTCCCTGCTGAGCCGACGCCCGAGCCGGATGCTGTCTACAAGGACGCCCTGTGGGCCGCTGCGGGACCGGAGACCCTGCCCCCGGCGGACTGGTTCCAGCGGCCGGACGTCGACCAGCTGACCCCCCTTGTGGTCACGGACACGGGCCGCGTGTTCGGGCACATTGCCGGGTGGGACACCTGCCACGTCGGCCTTCCCGGCTGCGTCACCCCGCCGTCGTCGCCCACGGGGTACACGTACTTCCATGTGGCGGAGCAGCGCACCAGCGACGGCGCCACGCTGCCCGTAGGGACGCTCGTCGCGGGCCCCCGGCACGCGGATGCACAGTTGGCCTTCCGGGCCGCGCAGGAGCACTACGACGACCCGTCAGCGGCCGTCGCCCGTGTCGTCGCTGGGGAGGACGAGTACGGGATCTGGGTGGCTGGCTGGCTGCTCCCCGGCGCGAGCACAGAGGCTCTGGACGTGTTCCGGTCGTCGCCGGTGTCGGGTGACTGGCGGCGTGTGGGTGGTTCGCTGGAGCTGATCGGGGTGTGCTCGGTGAACACGCCCGGGTTCCCGGTGCGGCGGGTGCATTTCGCGGCCGGGTCGCAGCGGGCGCTGATCGGCTCGTTCGGCATCACGCCGACGGCCGGAAGCTTCGCGGCGCCGCGAAGCGTGCAGGTCAACAAGACAGACCAGGCCCGTGCCCGGTGGGCGTGGGCCGCAGCGACGACGGAGGACTGACATGGGCTGCAACTGCGGAGGCGCCAAAAGCGTCACGGACTACCAGGTGACCCTGCGGCACGACGGCTCCACCCAGACCGTCACCGCCGAGCAGGGCGGCCTCATGGCCGTCCGTCAGCTCCTGGCCAAGTCCCCCAAGGGCGGCACCTACAAGGCCATCTCCCGCCCCAAGTAACACGCCGTACACCGGGCGGCCCTTACAAGCCGCCCGGAACGCGGTACCCTGCCATGGATTGCTTCGATGCTGGCGGTGGGCCGGTCGAGCGAACGAGACGTTGTCGTTCTGCCGATCGGAAGGAGACCCGCCATGGCAGAGCAGACCCCGGAGACCCCCGAGCCGAACGAGCCGGTCGTCTTCAACATCGCCGAGGCCACCGACGAGCAGCTGCTCACCGAGTACGGCCGCGTCCGCACCGCCGGAGCCGAACTGTCCGCCAAGACGGACGCCGACCCCGCCGAACTCTCCGGCCTCGCCAACCAGCTCCAGGAGCTGTCCGCCGCGATCGCCGAGCGAAAGACCCGCGCCGAGCAGACACAGGCCGCCCGCGACGCGTTCTCCAACGCGCCCGAGCTGACCATCCCCACGCAGGTCATCCCGGCCCCCGCCGCCGAAGCCGCGCCCGCCCAGGAGACCGCAGTGGAGACCCCGCCCGCACAGGTCCCGTCCGTTTCCCAGATGGCCGCCCAGACCGCCCTCCCCCAGGTCCCGGCACCCAAGGAGACCGGCGGCACCACCATCACCGCCCACGTCCTCCCCTCCGCCGCTGGCTTCGTCCGCAAGAACGCTGGCGACGCCTTCTCCGGCGTCACCGAGATCTCCAACGCCCTCATCCAGAACGCCCAGAGCTTCGGATCCAAGGGCGCGCCCGGCACCCGGCAGGCCATCGCCCAGTTCCGCCGCAAGCGCGAGGACGCCCTCGTCGTCGACACCCTCGACGGCAACCAGACCATGGGCATCCTGCGCCACGCCCGCGACGAGAAGCGCCTGTACGGCGGCTCCCTCGCCAAGGCCTGGCAGCACTCCATCGACACCGGCGCCGCCTCCCTGACGGCCGCCGCCGGCTGGTGTGCCCCGTCGCAGAACGACTACGACCTCTGCCGCAACTGGTCGGCCGGCGTTGGCACGCTCGACCTGCCGACCGTCACGGTCACCCGAGGCGGCATCAACTACACCGACGAGCCCACCTTCCCCGAGATCTACGCGAACGCCGTCGCGGCCGGCGGCGGCTCGAACTTCCTCACCGAGGCCCAGGTCATCGCCGACACCGCGAAGACCTGCTCCGAGATCCCCTGCCCGACGTTCGAGAACCGGCGCCTGGACGTGATGGCGCTGTGCATCCGCGTCAGCTTCCTCCAGGCCGCCGGCTTCCCGGAGGTGGTCAACGCCTGGCAGGACGGCCTCCTCGCCTCCCACGAGGCCGAGATGAACCGGCTCATCATCGCCGACCTCATCACCCGCGCCGGCGCCGCAACCACCTTCGCGTCCCCCGACCCGGACGGCGACAGCTTCACCTCTGCCCTCCTGGCCGCCGCCGAGCTCGCGGCCGAGGACATCCGCTACCGCTTCCACATGGCGTGGAACGCCACCGTGGAGATCGCCCTCCCGCACTGGGTCCTCGCCCAGATCCGCGCGGACCTCTCCCGCCGCAACGGCGTGAACCTGCTCCAGGTCTCCGACTCCGAGATTGCCTCGATGTTCTCGGTCCGCGGCGTCCGGATCCAGTTCATCCGCGGCTGGCAGGACGGTCTCATCACCGGTGGCGCGCTGAACGCCAGCTTCCCCGGTGGCGACGCCGCCACCCCGTTCATGACGTCGCTGCCGTCCAGCGTCAGCTTCCTGGCGTGGCCGGCGGGTTCGGTCGCGGTGGCGCGTCAGGACGTGGTCACGCTGACCAACGTCTACGACGCGGCCAGCCTGGCGCAGAACGAGTTCACCAGCCTGTTCGCGGAGGAAGGCTTCGCGCCGATCTACCCGTGCCCCGGCCAGCGCCTGTACACGGTCACCGGCTGCGTCGGCGGTCTTACCGGCGCCGCCGCGATCAACTGCACCGACGACACCCCGTAGTCCCTCCCCTGATCCGGCGCCCCTGCTCGTCGTCCCTGTGGCGGGGGCGCCACCCCAGGACTAAGGAAGGAGGGACCCATGGCAGTGATCATCCCCAACAGTCGGCAGCTTGTCGCACCGCCGCCTCGTCAGCAGCGTCGGTACGGCCTGTTCGACGCTGCGGCCCGCGTGGACATGCCGGACCGCGTCATCGCTGCAGGCCTGCAGTTCTACACCGACGAGTGCGGCAACCACAGCGAGCTGTACAACCAGGAGTGCGGCGAGGACTCGCCGACCAAGACCCCCCACGAAGGCACGGGCCTGCTCGGCACCGACCCGTTCTGGGTGGAGACCCGTGTCCGCTGCGGGGCTGTCGGCCGCACGGCCGAGGAGATCCGCAGCGTCGCCCGAGCCCGCCTGGAATCCGCCGAGCAGCACCGGGTCGAGAGCGTCCTGTGGAACGGTGATCCGGCCCAGCCGGGGATCCTGAACTTGGTCACCTCCGGCGCGACCGTCGTCACGCCCGGCGCCCCCGGTGCCGGAGCGGCCATCGCCGCACTGGAGAACGCCTTCTATCAGGTCAACGGATACGTGGGCACCATCCACGTCAACACGCAGGCTGAAGGCGCCCTGGAGTACGCCGGGATGCTCAACCTGCAGACCGGTGTCCTACGTACCAAGGTCGGCACGGCTATCTCACTCGGCGCCGGATACGGCGTGGACGGTCCCGAGGATCCCGGTGACCCGGGCGTCGAGGTACCGCCGGCCACAGGGTTCGTGTGGGCTTTCATGACCGGCTACACGACGGTGTGGGCATCGACCGACGCCCAGCTGCCGCAGCCGGACCCGCAGCGCGTCATGGACCGCACCCTCAACCAGTGGGACGTGGTCTCCGAGCGCGTCTACGCCGCGGCCTGGTCATGCCCCGAGGTATTCGCCGTTCAGGTGCCGATCGCCGCACCGGCCACGGCCTCGACGCCGGCGGTGCCGTAATGGGCGGGATGAAGGACTGGGCGGTCGTCGTTCCGGCGCCGGGTCAGGTGAAGGAGACCGCGATCGTTCTGTTGGCGTTGGCCGAGTCCCCGGCTGACGTGCGGACGGGCGGGAACGGCAGTGAGTTCCTGGTGCCGCCGTATCTGGCGGACAGGTTCAACGAGAGCACGCGCCCGAAGCCGCGGCGCCGCGCGAAGAAGGAAGAGGGTGACGAGTAATGGCTGTCGAGTGCGCCTCGATGTCGCGCGGCAAGATGCTGCGGATCACGAAGCTGAACGAGTGCGGGACGGTGGTTACGGGTGCGGGGTCGTCGCTGGTGGCGAAGGCTTTCGTGTCCGGCACGTTCACGCCGAACTACCAGGAGGTGCAGGAGATCTCCGTCCCGGACGCGAACGGCGACATCTGCATCGAGGACCGGTCGCCGGTCGCGCTGCGCTGGGTCGACATCAGCCTGGTGATCTGCACCCTGGACCCGACGATGATCAACCTGATCACCGGGGACCCCCTCGTCCTCGACGACGCGGCGCCCACCCCGAACACGGTCGGATTCCGGCTCGACGCCGACCTCACCGGCTCCGCGAACTTCGGCCTGGAGTTCTGGTCGGGAATCGTCGGCCAGTCCTGCGACCCGGCGGGGAACACGAAGTACGGGTACTGGCTGTTCCCGTGGGTCAAGGACGCCCAGTGGGGCGAGTGGGTCATCCAGAACGACGCGCTCACCATCACGTTCACGGCCCGCGCGGTGTACGGCGGCGACTGGGGTGTCGGACCGTACGACGTGCGTCGTGACGCCACGGTCCCGGCGACGCTGGAGCCGCTGCTGACGCCGATCGGGGCGACGCAGGCCATGCACTACGAGGTGACGTCGGCGCCGCTGCCGACGCCTGCGTGTGGCGCGGTCACGCTGCCGGCTCCGTAACTGGGCTGGGGTCCTGGTCGACGGCTCCCGGCCAGGACCCCCCTTCCACCCCTGAGGGACACTCATGGCTGTACCTGTACCGGGCCCGTGTGAGTGGCCCATCGACACCACCTGCTGCCCCGACTGGGACACCTATGATCCGGACGTCCAGCAGCGGGCCACGACCCTGGCCACGTCCATCCTTGACGCCCTCACCGGCCGCCAGTTCGCCCAGTGCCCGGTGAACTACCGCCCCTGCGGCCCGCGCTGCGCGGGCGGCGGCGGGTACATGTCGTGGCCTGTCGGCACGCCCGGGGTGTCGGGTGGTGGCGGACCGTGGATGATCCCGTACGTCGATGCCGGGGTGTGGCGGAACTGCGGCTGCACGGGCGGCTGCTCCTGCGCCGCACGGTGCGAGGTCCCATTCCCGACCTCGGTCGCTTCAGTCGCTTCAGTCACTGTCGACGGCCTCACCCTTGACCCGGCCGCGTACCGTCTGGACTCGTGGCAGGGGATCCCGAGGCTGGTCCGGGTGGATGGCGAGTGCTGGCCGGAGTGCCAGGACATGAACGTCGGACCCGACGAGGTGGGCAGCTTCGTTATCACCTACCAGCCGGGCCGGCCGCTGCCGGTGGCGGGACAGATCGCGGCTGGTGAGTACGCGTGCGAGATCGCGAAGGCCTGCATGGGTGCCGACTGCGCGCTGCCGCAGCAAATGGCGTCCCTGTCCCGCAACGGCGTGGACATCGAGGTCGTCGACCCCACCACGGTCGCCGAAGAGGGCCTGACGGGGCTGCCGAACGTGGACCTGTGGATCCGGGCGGTCAACCCCGCGCGCCGCGCCCAGCGGTCACGTGTGGCGTCGGTCGACACCTACCGCGGGAGGTTCTCGTGACGAAGGCACTTGAGCTCGCGCAGATCCTCCTCGGCTGCCTGGAAGCCCAGTTGCAGGCGCCGCATCCGTGGCCTGTCCCGTCGGACCGGGTGATGCTGCGGGCGGGCGAGCAGGTCATCCCGCTGGCATCGACGATGACGGACGAGTGCTGTACGGGTCTCGGCTACGTTCGCATTGCGGGCATTGCTGGAGCCCGCGACATCCGTGACCCGCTCGTCGCATCAGGATGCTTCAGCTCGGAGCGCCTCCTCACGCTTGAGCTCGGCGTGTACCGCTGCCTCCCCACCCCGAACGCAGACGAGATCATCACCGCCCCCCAGTGGGACGAGGCAGCGATGAAGCTGGACGCCGACCAGGGCGCCATGGAGAAGGCGATCTGCTGCGCGTTCACCGACCCCACCGACAGTCTCCGTATCGGCGCTGTGACGGCTGGACTGTACGAGCCTGTCGGTCCTGACGCGAACTGCATCGGCGGCCGGATGACTGTGAACATCGAGATGGAGGCGTGCTGCTGATGGCCAGGAAGACGACCACCCCCAAGGCCCGGCTGCGGGTGCGGACCAGCTTCGACGGGTTCCGCCGCGGCGAGGAGCACGAAGGGCCGCTGGAAGGGCCGGTGCTGGGCTGGGTGGCCCTGGGGCTGATGGAGGTGATCGAGGGTGGCGAGGATTCGGCTGGACCGGGCAGCGCTGAACCGGACGTTCCGGGCGACGAGTCGGAGTGAGGGCGAGATCGCTGCCCGGCAAGTCGTGGCGCGGGCGAAGGTTCTGGCGCCGGTGGACACCGGGCGGCTGCGCTCGTCGATCCGGGTGGAACGCCGGTCGACGTTCGGCCTGAGGCAACGCTGGACGGTCGGATCGGATGTCGACTACGCGCCGATGGTGAACGACGGCACGAAGCCGCACATCATCCGGCCGAAGAAGGCGAAGGCACTCCGGTTCAAGGTCGGCGGGAAGACCGTCTTTGCGCGCGTCGTGCACCATCCGGGTACCAGGGCGCGGCCGTTCCTCGATCGCGCTCTGGCGGATGTGGCGCGCAGACGTGGCTACAGCATCACCCAGCGATAGGCTGAACCTATGGACGACACCAAGACGATCGCCCCCACCACTTACGTCGTGAAAGTCGGCGAGACGGAGTACACGTTCGGAGTCCCGGACCTTGAGCTGATCGAGCGCATGATCCTCGTTTCCCACATGAACGCTGACAACCTCGTCACCCTGGAGGCGTGCACGAAGTGGCTGTCGGCCGCGGCCGGCCCGGTTGTATGGGCTGAGATCATGCGCGAGTTCATGGCGGGGAC